TTACTTGAAGACCAATGCACACTGCATCGCCTTCTCGGCGTCGCCCGAAGCGACCTTGGAGTTGAGTACGGTTTCGTGTTTGTTGATACGCATGTTCGGCGAACTCGAGCCCTCGAACGACATGGCGGAGACGCAGCCCAGCTCCTTCATGACCTTGGCCAGGTCGAGCATCGAAACGCCGACGCTGCCCTCGACCTGCTGGCCGCAGAATGCGAAGACCTTACCCTGGGCCGTGACACCGACCGCAGCACGTGCATACGCGGGATTACCGGCATACCAGCCGCTGTTACTACCGTCGTTGCAGATCGTCTGCGCCTCGGTCAGGATATTACCGTCCCACAAAACCATCGGGATTCCGGAAACAGCCGTCTTGGCATCCCACACGGTACCGTCGCCCTGAACCCGAGCCGTGAAACTGCTGCCGTTCCTGAACGGGAACGCATAGAGTTTACCGTCGAATTTCTGCGACCAGGCCATCTTGTAGGCACCGTTGTTATCCTGCCCGATCGTAGCGAACGAATTGATGGCATGAGGATCCTGAACGAACTGTCCGTCACGGATGATGGTCTGAACTGCGGTACCGGCAGAAGATACACCGACCAGGTATACGTTCCAGCTTCCGTCCAAACTTTCGAGCTCCTGAATCGTCTTAAGATCGGAGCCGTTGCCGACAACGCCCATCGTCGACTGCGGGCCCATGATGGCGATGTAGGCGATATTATTGTCGACGCCGTTCAGCTTCGTGGTCTTATAGACCTTGATATATTTGGGCAGCGTGCCGAAACTTCCCGTCTCGTCCGTCCATCCCTGGCTCAGCAGGGGATCGGTATAGCCGGTCTGCTTGACGACATAGGTGTAGTCCGTCCCGCCGTAGGTGACCACCAGCGTCCCGTCGGCGAATTCGAGGTCGAACGTCTTGTTCTCGGGGGACTTCAGGGAAGCGCCCGGAACCAGCTCGATGTCGAAGACCATGGCATTGACATTCATGCCCGTCTTGTAAGCGATCGTGATGGTGTTACCGGCGATGACCGCCTCTTCGTTGCCCACCTTCGCGGAGAGGATCGGGTTGGGAATATCCTTGGGCTTGGCCGACATCAGGTAGGTTTCTTCGTGGAGGTAGCCCACGTTCACAACAACGCTGTAAGGGGACGTGAGGTTAACCTCGGCGGTCGCCGTGCCGGGCGTTTTGAGGATAGCACCCCAGGTCATATCGAACGTAACCGTCACCTTGGATAGGTCGGTCATGTTCTGGAACTCCCCGAACGTGATGGTCTTGTCCGCATCCGAAATGACGGCGGTGATCGTCGCATCGCCGTCGGCAGCCGTCACGGAAACGAAAGGTTGGGAGACTTCCGAGGGCCATTTTTCATCGTCGTCCGAACACGAGGCAATAAGAAATGCACCCATGCAGCACAACAACGCGGTCAACAGGGGGGGGGTAAAAAGTTTTTTCATAATCAGGTATTTTAGATTGAATAATTATGGGTTAGTTCTCCTTCGGGTATTTTAAGAAATTTATTCGGGGATAATCTCGATACAAGTAATTAATTTTACAATAGGAATGTGATACCACAAGTATCACACTTATATAATATAACAATCCATTTTAAAAATATAAATACGGCATTATTTCCACACGAATGTAGTAATAATATTTATTATTACAATGTTTTTTGAGTAAAAAAAAGTTAATAAAAGAACCACCCAAAGTAATATTTTTTGGGTAATAAAATATAACTAACTGATTTCATGCGAAATAAGAAATTAATAAAATGCTCCCTCCGGGACAAAGCAAGATGCCCTCCCGGATTCGCCGGCCGCGGCAAAATAAAACAGGGCGGACGGACACAGCCGAACGGGGCGGGACAAAGGGTTGTGCGAAGATCGGTAGACGAGGAGAGGCGGGGAACAAAAAAGGGACACCTGGCGTACAAGTGTCCCTTTGTATTTTGTAGCGGGTCCGAGACTTGAACTCGGGACCTCATGATTATGAAACGCCAAAGGTCTATTTTAACGAGCTGTATTTCCGTTATGTATATTCGCCGTCAAACTACTTTCACGCAAATTTGCACGTAGTTAAAATTACTATTGCAGTTCTTTATACTTTATAACTTTATCTCTACTTTTATTGAATTGGAATTCAATGCTTGTGCGTTTGCCGTTAATATTAGCAATGCATACTTTTTTCCATCCAATGAATTCAGGCTTAAAATTCTCTTTAGGTTCGTAAACAAGATCTTGGTAATATTTAAATTCATGCCAAAGTTGCAACCACTTTTTTACATCTGAGGCTAATTTTTTATCGTCTTTAATTTTTTCTAAAGACTTTATATGGTAATCAGCATCAGTCGTAATTTTAATGTTATTATAGCCGGATGCATTTATCTCTCTAACACATCGTTTTAGTTCATCCAAATTTCTAATGGTATTATTATCCGGCTTCCATTCTGTTTTTAATGAATCGGTTGGAAATGATTTTATTATTTCAAAATCGTAGATTCTATCTTGTTGTAAGTGTTCAATAATTAGTTTTTCTTCTTTATTCTGACAGCTATAAAGAGCAAATATGGATGCAAATAAGAATAGACTTTTTTTCATAGAGGCGTGGGCTAAAGGGTGTGACGCAATTAGTTTTTATTTTTCACTCATCAGCATGAGTACCCGATACATCCCATACATATCGCCAAATGCGACTTCAAACGGGGGATAATGCTGATTGAGAGATATACAAGTGACTACCTCGGCCGTTGAGCCGGGCATTATTTTTTTTATGACAGAGCCATTGCAGGTATCAAGGACATAAACCCTACCCCACTCGATAAATGCCTTCTCGTTTATCTTCTTGAGCAGTATTTTCGCACCGCTTGGGTATTCCGGCTCCATACTATCTCCACTAACGGTCATTGCAAATTCGGCCCCCTTAATGGGCGATACGATCTTCTCGCAATCGTCGGGCTTCACCGATACGATAAAATCATTCAGAGTACCTCCCTGTGCCGTCAAAGGTAAAAGCGGAATCATCTTTACATCCTCGTAATTTGTTTGCATCAAAGAATTTTCCCCTTTGATCATATACCCTTTGCCTGTCATAAGCCATTCTGTATTTAAGTCGGGAAAATTCAAAGCAATTCTTTCTAATTTATCCGGCTGCATAGATTGGCGCATTGAAGTAATGAAAGCAGATGACACTCCTATTCGTCTTCCAAATTCAGATTTAGAAATTTTCTTCTCCTCTAAATATTTTATAAGTCGATCTTTTACAGTTGATTCCATTTTATGCGCTTTGAATAAATAAAAATATGCTTTGAAATATTTGGACAATTCAAAGCGTTTCTTTAAATTTGCAATGTCAAACAAAAGTACAATACAAATATAACTAAAAATTTGACACTGCGCTATGGAAACTTCAATTAACAAAAACGGATGTTCGACTTGTGAGGTCGGGAAAGAAAAGTACACGACTTTCGAACATCGCGGTAAGACCTATTACCAGTATGACTACCGCCACACGGACGGCCGCTTATTCAGCACTACGGGTTCCTCGGTTGACTCCTGCCGTGCAAAACGTGATCTGTGGCTCAAATAAATTTATCATGGAACAGAATACTCAAACATTCGCGGCGCTCTACGACGCGCTACCACCGACAGAAAAGAACCGCATCACGGCTGAAATCATAAATCGGTGCAACGTCAGCCTTTGGACGATTCAATCATGGAAATCCGGATGCCGGAAACCCAAACCCAAGAGCCGGGAGATACTCGCCGAACTGTTTGATGTCCCGACCTCTGAAATGTTCCCCGAAACTGTAAACTAAAACGACACGACACTATGGACAACTTCGAAATCATTGACTTCAACACACTGGAAAGGCGGAAACGCAAGGCAATTCTGAATCACGCGATCAAAGACATGGACAGAGTGGCCATGCAACGCAAAAAGGAAGGTCTTGAGCCTCGCGGCTTCCTCCTGCAGTTTAACAATCTTATTCAAGTAGAAAAATTACATCATGGAAACAATTGAATGGGTAAGACGAAAGGATTTATGCAAAGAACTCGGTATCAGCGCACGAACGGTTCAACGCTACACCAAGGCAGGATTATTCAGAACTAAGCCCCGCAAAACCCCATCGGGCGGATATGTACTACTCTACAATCTGAACCAAGCCCGACGCGCCTACACACAACCATCGTAAAAAATCAACGCCAAAACACCCCAAGTCATGAATACTCACGATAATACCACAGGAACGGAGCAAATCACCAACAGCGAACGGCAGCGCACGGCGTCGGGAATGCCCGTTATCCGCATCCCGCAAAAAGTCTATGAGACGATTGCCGAGGAGATTATCGACAAGGTAGACGGTCGGCCGTACTATGAAATGAAAATCGAGCGGGACAACGGCACCTATGCTTGGGAGTATTCAATCAAATTCTATGCTTACTACGAGGTAGACCGCCGCCCGGACGGTGATGCTACTCGCCTCAAAGAGATTGCCCCAATTTGGGCGGAGTTCCATATGTGGTTCTCGGATGATGAAGAGGAACTGCAAAATGATTTCGATGCGGAAAAGCTCCGCGATCATGGAATACCATACAACAAACCTTTTACAACATCGGGAGTACGAACGGGTACTCAATGTGCAAGCCGCCCGTGAGGGTCGCCCAAACCGTCCGTCCCACGATACGGGACAACCGGGGAGGTGGTGAAACGGTAGACATACACACTATTGCCGACGTTCTTTCTTATCCACAAAAAAAACGCCGAGGGCGACAGGTGACGCAGATAGGCTGCGTGTGCGGGTTCGATTCCCGCCCTCTCCACAACATTGTTCAACCATTTAAAATCAAACACTATGACATTGATCCGCAAACCCAATGAGATTCAGATTCAGGGTAAAATCAAGATGCTGATTTACGGCCAGCCCGGTATGGGTAAAACCACTATGGCCCTCTCAGCTCCCGATCCGCTGCTTATCGACTGCGACAACGGCGTACAGCGTGTGAATCCGGCGCATATCAGCGACACCGTGCAGGTTTCGTCCTACAACGACGTACTGGCGGTTCTGAACGAGGATTTAAGCCCGTACAAGTCCCTCGTTATCGACACGGCTGGAAAACTTCTCGACTTCATCGCAGCGTATGTCATTGCTCGCAACCCGAAACTGGGCCGTGCAAACGGAGCCCCCACATTGCAGGGCTACGGCGAAATCAAAGCCGAGTTTTCGCAGTTCTGTAAATTGGTGATGTCGAAAGACAAGCATCTGATCTTTGTAGCACACCGCCAAACACGTACCGAGGGTGACGAAACGCGCTACGTTCCCCTGTTCAGCGGTTCGAACTACGACGCTGTTGTAACCGAACTCGACCTTTTGGGCTACATTGAGGCCAACGGCAACAAGCGTACGATTACGTTCAATGGCACGAGCCGCAACGACGGTAAGAATACCTGCAACCTGCCGGCTATGCTCGACATTCCATGTGTCGTCGATCCGGCCACGGGCAACGGCCTGCCGAACCGCTTCCTTTCCGACGCAGTAATCAAGGCCTACAACAACCACCTTTCGCGCCTGCAGGAGCAGGGACACAAGTACGCGGCGATTATGTCGCAGCTCAAGGAGAACATCGCGGCCATCACGGACGACATTTCGGCAAACGATTTTGTCGATCGCATCGACACGTTCGACCACGTCGGCGCGTCGAAAGTTGCCGCCGGCCAACTTCTCAGCGAGAAATGCCGTGCCCTCAAATTGACCTTCAACAAAACGACCCGTCGCTATGAGCAAGGTGCCTAACATCCGGTATCAATTCTACGCCACTTTGCTCGACAGCTTTCAAAGCTATTTGAGCAGTGACGAGATTTGGGAGAAATATTGGGGCAGCTCCACAAAACCCGAAACCCTCACTCCGGACGAGTTCTGTGAGAAAAGCAAGCAGGACGTCCTCGACCGCATCAACCGCGTGCCATTCCAAAGTGCCGCGGCCGATCAGGGAACATGCTTCAATGAGATTGTCGATTGCCTTGTACTGAATAAGGCTACATGCCGCGAGGATATGGTACTTCGTTCTGACAAAGAGCGTCAAATCTTCTCGGCCGACTTTCGGGGACAGACCTATGAATTTCCGATGTCGATTTGCTGGGAGTTCGCCAAGTACTATAAAGGGGCATTGCCGCAGGTATTCTGCGAGGGTGTTCTGCCGACCAAGTACGGCGATGTCCGGCTTTATGGGTACATCGACGAGCTGATGCCGTTCGGCATTCATGACATCAAGACCACGGGCGGTTATCAAGCGGGGAACTTCCGTAAACATTGGCAGCACCACGCATATCCATTCTGCATGGAGCAGATGGGAACCCTTGTAAAATACTTCGAGTACAACATCTGCGAGATCAAGCGACTGCAATGCGGCGCAGTGAAGACTGCAAGTTTCACGGAGTTTTACCCCTATCTGCCGGAAGAAACGCGAATGTTGCTGACGGCGCACTGCGAGCAGTTCATCGAGTTTATCGAGGCCAACCGCCATAAAATCACAGACACGAAAATCTTTAATCAAGAGTAATCATGGCAAAACAGATTATAGGCCGCCACAACGTATGCGCGGCGAAGGAATACACCACCTCACAAGGAGAGGTTAAGACCCAGTGGGTGCCGATCGGCACGTCCGTAACTTTCGACGACAGCTCATACCTTATCAATATCAATGCCCTGCCGATGGGCAATTGGTGGGACGGTGTGCTGCAAGGCTTCAAGCAGGAACCCCGCGACCAGCAGGGCACAGCCCGGTCGCAGTCACCCGCCGCCGGAGGCTATCAGCAACCACAGTACGGCCAAGCACCGCAGGGGTATCGACCGCCGGCCCCGGCACCCGTCGCAGCTCCTTTCCCACCGTACGAAGAAAGCCCATTTTAAGCGATGAAAGATTTCCGTATCACGACACCCAAAGACAAAGAGGCTGTTAAGGCCTACCTCGACCGTCTGCCGGACGGCAAGCGTTACGATGTGGTCGTGAAACTCCACCGGGAGAAACGGACGCTGAGCCAAAACAACCTTTTTCACTTGTGGTGTTCCTGCATAGCCGACGAAACGGGCGAGGATAAGGCCCGGATCAAAATATTGCTCAAAGAAATGTTTCTCGGCTATAAAGAATACGGACTATTCGGCCACAAAACATTTTCGCTGCCCTCGACCTCTGCCCTCGATACGAAACAGATGTCCGAGTTTATGAACAAAGTGCAGGTTTGGGCTTCGGCCGAAATGGGAATCCTGCTACCGGTTCCGGAAGATGAATTTTTCTACCAATTCGAAGAACAATACAAAAACAGAATTTAGATGAAAACAATCAAAATTAAAAGTGCCACACTTTCGGCCCGTACGCTCAAAGTGGCTTACGATGAAACGATCTCAGACGGCACGGCGACCGTAACAAACGAGTACGCAGTAAACAAAGGTACGCTCTGCCATGAAGATTTGATCCATGCGCTGGAGCGGCTCAAACCTCACATGGCTATGCTGTGCGACCTCAAGGAAGTAGGCGGCATCGAAGGGGTTATTATCGACCTTGACCGTTACGATTTCGGGGAAAGCCTCGACAAAGTATTCATCAGCGGCATCAAGGTGTCCTATGGACTGAAGGGCGAAGTACTGACGATCATCGGCGGTAAGACCACGGACAAAGGCCGGGTGCTGAACCTCTGTGCGCCGAGTGTGGCGGATATCGACACTGAATACCCGTATGTGAGTGAACTTTTCGAGGTGCTTGAAAATATCCGCGCGGAGATCAACGCCTATCTGTTTGATGGCAAATGTGCCGTAAAGCAGGCGGAATTTGATTTCGACGAGGATATCTCCGGCGTCGAGGGTGATGCGCCGGAAGAGGCGGCAGAACCCGCGGAGCAGCCCGCGGCCGAAGCACCCGCAGAAACCGAGGGCACACATTTCCCCAAACGTGGCCGCAAGAAAGGCAAGTCGGTAAAACTGTCCGCATAACCGTAGGCATAGAACACCATGTTGATCACCCAAGTAAATACAGACTTCCACATTGCATTCCGCTACTGCCGGCATTTGGTTGAAGCGGTGAAGAACCTGCCCGGTCGTCGGTATGACCCAGTAAATAAATTTTGGGTCGTGCCGACGCGGGAGCGGGCGGCAGTCGAGGCCTTTGCCCGGCGGTATGGCTTTCGGATGGGGGATCAGTCGGCGCGGGCTGAAATGGTCGGAGAGATTCCTCCGATGCCGGAATTGCAGGTTGAAATTCCCCTTGCTATGGAATTGTATCATTATCAGAAGCAGGGCGTGGCGTACTGTCTTGAGCATCCGCACACGATAATAGGCGATAAACCGGGACTTGGAAAGACGGCGCAGAGCATCGCGGCTGTGATTGCTCAACGCGCGTTCCCGTGCCTTATCATCGCGCCGGCGACGCTGAAAATCAACTGGGCGCGCGAGGTTAAGCAATGGGGCGGCGATAAGATGAACGCCATAATCATCAACGACAAAAACCGCCGGACATGGCATCTGTTCTATGAAGCTGGGATGGCGCAGTTCTTCGTGGTGAATTACGAAAGCCTCAAAAAGTACTTCGTGGAGAAGTTCACCAACAAAGAGGGGCAGAAGCTGATGCTTTCGCATATCAAGTTCCGGCCCACGATCGACATTTTCAAGTCGGTGATTATCGACGAGAGCCACCGATGCAAAAACGGTTCTGCCCAGCAGTCTAAGTTCTGCATGGGTATCAGCAAAGAAAAACCCGTAACATACCTGTTGTCAGGTACTCCTTTGGTGAACAAGCCGAAAGACTTGATACCGCAGTTGCATATCATGGGTATGCTGTCGAAGTTCGGAGGATACAAATATTTTGTGAACAGGTATTGCTCCGGGCCGAACGAAGCAAGCAATCTTCGGGAGTTGAATTACCTGCTGAACCTGCATTGTTTCTACCAGCGGGCAAAAGAGGACGTTCTGAAAGACCTCCCGGCCAAGACCCGGCAGACGATCCTTTGCGATATTTCCAACCGCAAGGAGTATATGGATGCCGAACGCGACCTTATCAAGTACCTGCGGGAATACCGGGATGCCTCGGATGAACAGCAGCGCCGGGCTAAACGGGGAGAGGTGATTGTACGTATCAACGTCCTGCGTCAGATATGTGCGCGCGGCAAGGTCAAAGAGGTAAAGGAATTCATCGACGACCTGATCGAATCGGGCGAGAAGCTCATTCTATTTATGAACCTGATCGAACTGGGCGATGCTTTCAAAAAACTGTACCCGAATGCAGTTGTAATCCGCGGCGGGATGTCGGCCGAAGATAAACAGCGCTCCGTCGATTTGTTCCAGCACGACCCCGTCTGCAAACTGGCAATTTGCAATATCAAAGCTGCCGGGGTCGGCTTGACTCTCACCGCATCGTCCCGCGTGGCGTTCGTAGAGTTCCCGTGGACATATGCCGACTGTGAGCAATGCGAGGATCGCGCCCACCGTATCGGGCAGAAAAACAATGTGTCGTGCTACTACTTTCTCGGTGAAAAGACAATCGACGAGGACATCTACAAAATCATCCAAACAAAAAAAAGCATCGCGCAAACCGTGACCGGCACCGTGGATCAGGTTGAAGAAAATGTTGTCGATGCCATCATGAACATTTTTAACCAAAAATAAATTGACATTATGGAAAACAAATTTGTATTTCTCGACATCACGTCGATAGGGATCAACCCTATGAACCCGCGTAAAACATTCGATCCGCGGGCGCTGGGTGAACTCTCGGACAGCATCAAAGTCGTGGGCGTTTTACAACCCATCACCGTGCGGCCGAAACCTACTGAGGAACATGGTGAAAAGTACCAGCTTGTATGCGGTGAGCGCCGTTGGCGTGCTGCGGCCATGGCCGGCCTCAAAGAAATTCCCGCGATTATCCGCGAACTGACCGACGACGAGGCCGTAGATGTTGCCATCACGGAGAACCTGCAACGTAAAGACGTTTCGCCTCTCGAAGAGGCCGACGCATTCAAATATCTGCTCGACAAAGGGCAGAGCATCGCCGACTTGTGCGGACGCTTCGGTAAGAGTGAGTTCTATGTTCGGGGGCGCATGAAACTGCTTGCCATAAGCGACGATTTCCGCAAGATGCTCGATGCTGGGGAAATTTCGATTTCCCAAGCAATGGAGATCGCCAAATTCGACGCGGACATTCAAGGTAGAATGTACGAACAGCATTTTGCCCAGCAATACTATAACTCATGGCACGATTTGAATGCAAAAGCTTTATACCAGCGAGTAGTTCAGTCCTATACGAAAATACTTGATCGATACAAATTCGACAAGGGCGAATGCGATACATGTCCGAACTGCTCCAAGAATTTCAGTCTTTTCGCTGGCGGGGATGGTGAGGCAACATGTCAGGATGACTCCTGCCTGCAACGGAAAAAGCGCGAATATGAACTTGGCATTGCCTTGAAACTTCAAAAGCAGCACCCCGAAGCAGATTTCTACACGATGCACAAGGATTGCCCCAAAAAGGCCGAATTGGAGAAGCAAGGCCACGAAGTCAAGATTTGGCCGGGATGGCCGAACCGTATAGGGGCGGTTGTAACCAAGGAACTCAGAAGTAAAGTCGAGAACGGCACCGCACATCTTGCCATCTGGGTGTATAGCGATGACCCATATTTCGGATATATCGAAACAAATGGTGCAGCTACCCTATCTGAAACCGCCAACTCAATAAAAGAACTCCAGAACAAGGACAACCGAAACAAGGAGCTTGAAGAGGAAAAGACCGTATCGGAAGTACGCGACACCATCAAAAAAATGGATATCGAAACACTGTCTGCCGGAGAGCTTACGGCCTACGAGTCACAACTGACGTTGTTTATCTTGGTTCGAAACCTCAATAAAGAGCAGCAGGAGAAATTAGGCACGGTTCAGCATTACTCGATGTCCGACGAGGAAGCGTGGAACGCCGTGATGAATGTCACGCCGGAGCAGATCGCCTACATTCACCGATGCAATATTCTCAACCAAGTCGGCGACCATTTCCGGCGGGACTTCAAAACAGACCTTTTCTTCGACTGGGTGAACAGCCGGGATAAGTCTATTATTCCGGAGGTGGAATTAAAGTACCGAGAGGTTTACCTGCGCCGCAAGGAAAAGATCGACGCCCGTATTGCTGAAATAGAATTGGCCGAAGCTGAAAAGGGAAAATAGGAAATGAACTACATCGAGTTGATAAACCAATTTTGGCAAACACGACGTAGAGTGCGATTGACCAGCGCGGAGGCAGACCTGTACTTCTGCCTGCTGCAAGAGTGCAACCTCCGCGGCTGGCTCAATCCCTTTGAGTGTCCCAACGGGTTAATCTGCGCGACTATCGGTGTGAGCGAATCCACTTTGATAGATGTGCGCAATAGATTACAGCAAAAGGGTTTTATCAAATTCGTAAGTGGTTGTCGTAAGGCGAAATCTCCCGTTTACTCCATTTTATACTTTGAAAATCCAAGTATAAACCCAAGTATAAGCCGGGGTATAAACCCAAGTATAAACCTGAGTAAAGAGGACGACACACCTATATATAGGTCTTTATCTAACGATAAAGACGGCTTAAAACAGAAACAGAAACATATTCCACCTGATTGTCCCCCTGCGGGTGACGGTGAATTACCGCTCGGTATTGTTTCAGAAGATCCCCTAAAAAAAAGGGCGGAGATATGCAAACGGGTACGGGAAACATATCATCGGCATTGCAAAGGGCTTCCGCCCATAAGAACCATGACGCCGAAGCGTCAACAGGCTATCATGGCGCGGATGCAGGAACACGGCGAAGCCGCGGTTATGGAAATGCTCGAAATTGCAGGACGGTCGAAATTTCTTGCCGGGCAGAATACACATCAATGGACAGCTACTTTCGACTGGCTATTTAAACCTACGAATTTCATCAAAACTTTAGAACGGAATTACGATGACAAAACAAAACAATATGACAACGGCCGAACGACTGCTGGCGGGGATCAAAGAAAGTGCTTCACGGGCGAGTATAGCGAGGCCTTTTGAAATCGACATGCGGGAACAGCAAGTTGCGGAAGCTATAACGTACCTGTTTTCGCTCCAGTGTGCGCAGACGGGCAAAGTTGCGGATATTTCTCCGATGGTAGTCAAAGCGATTGAAAAGGCGGCGCATTGGCTTGTAAATCCTGAACGGGTAAGCCTCAAGATACTCGGCACACCGGGTACTGGAAAAACAACGCTGCTTTATGCCATCCGGGAGTTTATTTGGCGCTACAACCAAACGCAACCGTTCGGGCGAGTTGGCCTGCGCATACATCCGGCTCTGATGATTGTAGATGCTTTCCAGCGTAAGGATGCAAACCTTGATCTTAATATGGCCGTGTCGATCCCCGTATTGGCGATTGATGACGTGGGGGTCGAAGCTACGGAGATCAAATATTACGGTTCGGAGTTGCGACCTGTTACCGATATCATCCTGCACCGGAGCAACGAGAACAAACCGACAATCATCGTCAGCAACTTCGGGGAGCCGGATTTCCTTGCGAAGTACGGCGAACGGGTGTTTGATCGGCTCAAGGATATGACGACGATTTTAATGACCGGGGAAAGTAACCGCAGGAACAAATGATTTTGAAACCCCTACATATCCGCTTTCTCGCAGCAATGCAGAATATCGTCGAGGATAAAAAGGCTCGCCGGGTCGTACCGTCTGCGGCGCTCTCTATGGAGTTGGTGCATTTTCTGAAACTTTCCCGCGCGGAAGTCGAGCGGATTGGCGCAGAACTGGCCACCGCTGGGGAGATCAGTACCGGCGACACGATAAATCAGAAATACTACAAACCAAGTAATGAGTAGGCATAACGAATCGAGGCTACAAACGTCTTGCGTTACATGGTTCCGAATGCAGTACCGGAGTTTGGCAAAACTGCTCTTTGCCGTGCCGAATGGCGGTAGCCGTTCGAAAGTCGAGGCGGCGATCATGCAGGGTGAAGGTGTAACGCCCGGAGTGTCGGATTTGATTCTGTTGGTTGCACGAGGTAATTACAACGGCCTATGTATCGAAATGAAAACAGAATCGCGCGGATCCCGGCAGTCCGACAACCAAAAGGCGTGGCAGGTATTGGTCGAGGCGCAGGGTTATAAATACGTCGTGTGTCGTAGCATCGAGCAGTTTATGTCTGAAATAAATAACTATCTGAAATAATGAAAGTCATAGTAACCTTTTCGGGTGGGAAAGACAGCTGTATGAGTTATTACGGATTATGCGAATAAAACAATAATGAGTATGAAAGACCAAGTAACGAGCATCGAGCAGTCGAAGCTACCTATCGAAGTTCACAACAAATTGATCCCGTTCAAGGGGTTCAGCTGGGTAACATGGTTAGTGTTTGCGTTCACACGCAAAACGAGAGGATGGCATATGGACGGGGCTACGCGCCGCCACGAAGGAATCCACTGCGCCCAGCAGATCGAACTGACCGTGCTGTTCGCAGCGATCCTCCTGCCCGTAGCCGGAAGCTGCCACTTCGCGTGGTGGGGCTGGGTGCTGGCAGTGGTCGGCATTCTCTTCGCCGGCTGGATTTGCTACGGCATTTCGTGGCTGATCGAAGTGCTTATCCCGCCTTATCCGGGCGCGTACTACTACACTTGCTTCGAGACCGAGGCATACAACCACGAGGATGATCCGGACTACTTGAAGCGGCGCATACCCTTTGGGGGCTGGATTTCCTGCATCCCGAATCGAAAAGTTAAACACAAAAGATAACTAACCATGAAAAGCGAAAAAGCAAAACAATATTTGTTGAAAGTGGTAACACCGATAGCGATGATGTATCCCGATTGTCCGGGAGAATGCGATATTAAGCTAATAGAGGCAAAACGGGCTATCGAGCTTGCCGAGCAGGAGGCCGAGGAGCGGATGAGAGCAAAAGCGATTGAGGCGTATTGCCAAGATTGCGGTTGTAGGGTAGAAAATAAATGTGGAATAGAGTCGAATAGTTGTATAGCATTCCGAGCTTTCATCCAAAAACTGAACGAGAATGAAAACGATTGAGGAAAGAGCGCAAGAATACGCGCATCAATACCGACGAGATGCACATGACTTAAAAGGTGAACGAGCCGATGCGGCCTTTGCGGCATATTGTCAGGGTGCTGAAGATGAGCATAAAGAGTTGACGCGCTGGTACGACCCAAAAGAGGAATTGCCGGATGGCAATCGAGATGTTTTAATTAAAACAACGTTATGCACAAAATACCGCATAGCCTTCTACAAGGCAAATGAGACACGGAATTATCATTGGCACGAGAACAATGGAGCTATTGACGATGATATGGTTATCGGATGGCGGGAGATTCAAGAATAAGGCAAGACTATGACAAAAGCATCATTTGACACAATAGGCGGACTGTTGATCGCCTTTGTTGCGGGAAACTTAGCGCAACACGACTACTCGGTGGCGGATTGGTGGAGGTTTGCGCTGCACGTTATTTTTACTGTTGCGGGAATTTGGATGTTCAGCGACGGATATAGCAATTTGCCGAAAAAATAAGGCGATGACCTCCGCCGCATTGCGGAGCTAAAACGAAGGAGAGATGAATTACACTAAACCTAAAGGCGGATATGTGTTTATGACGTATGACGAATTTCAAGCCCTTGCCGAGGTAATTGCAATGGCAGAGGGAGGGGTTGAATCGGCAGACGAAGATTTCGCTAAATACATGCGCAAGCATGTGCGAAACGCGAACAAATTGATGGTAAAATTCAACACGAGAAAGAAAAAATGAAAACAGGAATTGAGATGATCGCAGAAAGGGAAAGCAAGATATTCACGGCAAATGGAATGTCACGCGAGGAACTGAGACTGAATTACAATGCGGCCTGCAACGCCTATCTGGCTGCTTTTTGCGAGAAGCACGGCTACGATTATGAGCCGGCTGCGTGGACAGGTAACGACCCCGGAGGAATTGCAGAAGTTGGCGATCTATTCGTGAGTATGGCGGATATACTGACGGACATCGACCGGGACGCTCCGGAGGAGGAGTATGTCAAATATTACGACTACTGCCTGCGTGTAGGGTCTATTGCCAACGGCGAACTGCAAACCCCGAACTACGACAGCTGGCTGCGGGGATGCCCGCGGATGGACGAGGAGCAGATAGCTCGGCTGGAGGAATTGCAACGGGATGTGCGCTGCGCAGAGATGAATTTGAAAGTCGAGATCGACAGAATTAACAACCTCAAACAAGAATAGCAATGGATGAAATTAAAAATTGCCCCAAATGTGGGATGGAACTTCAAGTGTGTGATAACTGCGAAAATGTAGGCTGTCCGAATTGCGATGGATATACCATCACTCGCGACGATGTGCTGTTGTGTTCGGAATGCAGCGCGGATATTTTGGCCGAATGGAATAAGCAGACCGAAAACGGAGCGAAAGTATGCGGCACGTGCAGCCACTTCAAGGACGAGGATGTCGACGGCGACGGTTGGTGTGACAAAGACGACGCGATTTATCACTGCTCGTATTACTGCGGAGATCATTTGCCAAGGCTGGAGAAATTAACGATTTAAAACTGTAAAACTATGACTTATCAAGAAATGAATGAAGCCATTCGTGAAGCGGAATTAACCGTCAGGCGTGCAGAAACATATTTGAATCAGATGGCTCGATTCCTTTGCGGTCGATTGCGGAAAGTAAATCCGGACACCCTCCGCAATCTGAAAAAGGAGCTTAAAAAATTCAATTCCCAAACGGGAGAATGGAGTGGATAATAGAAATAAAAAACGCCCCGAGATAGGGGCGTAAAAACCAAAGTTTACTTTTTCAGTCATCGGTTCGTTACCTCATCGACTAACTTACTCAAAATCACTTCGATGAGAATTCAAAATAATTTTTCAAAAAAAATCATATGAAATGTTTTTTTAATTAAACCTACCCGCATGCGAGTAGATATCTGTATTATAGGGATTTCTCCCAATCTTTGGAGGCCTGTATTGCACCTCGCACCTTAAAGGTAATTCATTTTTTTAGAAATGTCAAATAATTTAGATAATTTCATTACGACCCATTACCCGCAATGGGTAGAATACGCGACCTACCACGTCCGCTACTCGCGGCTTCCGATCGACCCGGCCGAGGTCGTGAACGATGTGCTGTGTACCCTCCTTGAGCGGGATGTGTCGAAGCTCGAACACCTGATGAACGCCCGGAATAAGGATGGGACTGAACTTGATTTTTTCGTGATGCGAATCATCAAGATCAGCATACACTCGCCGCGGTCACCGTTCCGCTACCAACGGGGACAGCATTGCACGGATCGGCTTGAAGACAGCATCCGAACACTCCCGGCTCCAACTCCGGATTTCAATCAGGAAGATGCCTATATGCAGGTTCGGCAGGTATTCGACACGTTGCAGGTGTCGGAATTGTCAAAGCGTATCTTCGCATGGCGATTCTTCGAAGGAAAGACATTCGCCGAGTGGCCGGGGCCTGAAAGTCCGAAGTTCATATACGACACTTTCAATCGCATTTTGTTGATAATTTCCGCCAAGATTCGGAGAAAAAACGCTCCCTAATTCTATTATCCTATGAAGTCCGACATAGTGTCAATGTCAAATGACGGTAATCCGTCCAAGTCGCGGAGGCTTGCCAAAACTCCGCACATAGCGAGGCAGAGCAGTTGGTAGCTCGTTGGGCTCATATCCCAAAGGTCGCAGGTTCAAGTCCTGTCCTCGCTTCAAAATTCAGATTATGGCCGATATAAAGTTAGACCCGAAAAACTACCGCGTTCACGGTGAGAAGAACAAAGCTATCATCCGCAAAAGCCTTGAGGATTGCGGTACTGGCCGCTCTATCCTTTTGGATGGGGATGATGTCGTGATTGCCGGGAACGGCGTATACGAACAGGCGCAGGCGCTCGGACTCCCGGTGCGTGTCATTGAGTCGGATGGACGAGAGCTTATCGCAATCAAACGCACGGATCTCAAAACGGAAGACGATAAGCGCCGCGCATTGGCACTGGCCGACAACCACGCCAGCGACACTTCGGTTTTCAATATCGATTCTGTTCTTATGGACTTTTCGCCCGAAGAACTCGACATGTGGGAGTTTGAGATCGACACAGCCAATATCGACCTGCTGTCCGAGGTCGAGCAAAACGGGTTCAAGAATGCCGTAAACGAGAGTTCTGATTTATTCACCTTGTCCTTTGCCTTGCCCAAGAGTATGAAAGAGGATGTTGAAGCTTACATCAAGCGGAACGGGAAAGACAATTTGACACAGTTAATTATCAGTGAAGTATGCCGAGATGCGGAAGTCAAATAGCGATTTGTGACCTACCGATCCGGTTCGACACGTATAAGGGATGTTCCCATATGTGCCGTTACTGTTTTGTGCAGCTCAAATACGACATTTCAAATATCGAACGCGGCGAAGGGCCGAAGTCCCTGCGCGGCTTCATCGACGGCCAGCGCAACGGTGAAACGGAGTGGTGCGACTGGAATATTCCGATACACTGGGGCGGCATGTCTGACCCGTTTCAGCCTGTAGAGCGAGAGCATCGATTGTCACACGACGCCCTTAAGGTCTTTGCCGAAACACAATATCCGTTTGTGGTCAGTACAAAGGGCATTCTGCTCGCTGAGCCGGAATACCTCAACCTGCTGAAACACTGCAACTGCGTTGTACAGGTATCTCTCGTCAGCCCTCAATATGACAAACTGGAGAAAGGAGCGCCGACCTATGCCGAGCGCCTCGATATGATCCGCACGATAGCACCCCATGTAAAGCGTGTGATCGTCCGGGTTCAGCCTTATACGACGGGAATGCTTCGGGATGTCCTCGGTGCTGTGTCTACCTACAAGAGTATAGGCGTACATGGGCTGACAATCGAGGGCATGAAATACAAACGCAAGGTAGACGGTCTTGTAAAAGTCGGCGGGGATTTCTGCTATCCGGCCTCTGTTCTCAAACGGCACTTTGAATGGATAAAGGCGGAATGCCATCGAAATGGATTGGCTTTCTACTCGGCCGAAAACCGTTTGCGCAAGATGGGAGATTCTCTATGTTGCTGCGGTGTTGATGGGCTGGATGGATTTAAGACGAACACGTTCAATCTGAATCATTACCTATTCGATAAGGAGCGGTATGTGCCAACGGAGAAGATGAAAGAGCCGGGAACCTGCTTGTGCCTGAAAGCTATCTGTCAGAATACAGCAGGTTACAGTGCATTCAAGAAGCGAAGCCTGCATTACATGATGGGGGAAATGTCACGGGATAAAGGTTGTGTTTCCCAGTTGCTGGAAAAATGAATACTTTAGCGTCGGAAAAACCAAAAAACAATTCCGCGCTATGAAAACAAAACAGTGTATGATTTACAAGGATGTCGTAAACAAACGCCTCGCCCGGAAACGGGAACAGGTGTCGGAACTTGAAACGAAAATGATTTCAGAAGGGGAACTCTCCGCGATCGACAAGCGGAAGATGATAGAATGTAAAGCCGCAATTCTTGAGCTGGAAAACGTAATCGACATTGCGGAGTCCATGTTCACGGCTGAAACCTGCGACCAAAACGAAAAGAAATAAAGACCAATGGCAAAGTATAGTGCAGAACTCACCGAAAGGATTTGTTCGCTCATCCGGGCGGATAGCTATACTATTGCCGAAATCTGTAAAATCGCAGGTATTGCTGAAAGTACCTTTTACGAGTGGAAGGACTCCAAAGCGGAGTTTTCAGAGGCTATAAAAAAGGCTCAAGAGGAGTGCAGATACTTCTTTGCGACCGAAGCCAAGAAATCGCTGCTAAAGCTTGTGCAGGGGTTCACCGTTGAAGAGAAACGCACGGTTACCGCTGATACCGGAAAGAAAAGCGAGGACGGGAAACCGATCGTAAAGGTCAAAGAGCATACAACCGTTACCAAATACGTTGCCCCGAACCCTACAGCGATCATCTTCACACTTACGAACTGCGACGCGGAGAATTGGAAGAACCGGCAGAGTGCCGAGTTAACTGGTAAAGGTGGAAAAGACTTGATACCGCCGGACATGAAGAAGAACGTCGATAGCATGACCCCGGCAGAAATTGCAAAGTACGTATGCAAGGATGGGAAATGAATCGGGTGAAATACGGGCGCTGCGGAGCGGAGCCTATCAGTCGTTTCCGTTCTATGTCGCATTATTAAAGGGTAAGGATTTCCTTACCCCTTTTCATCTGTCTTTCTACTGGGTACTGGATGCCTTTGCACATGGTCGTATAAAGCGGCTGATCGTCACCATGCCGCCCCAGCATGGAAAATCCGAGGGAACAACGCGTCTGCTGCCGGCATACATGCTCGGCCTTGATCCCGATTTGCGTATTGCTATTGCGTCTTACTCGGACACTTTCGCCCGGAAATTCAATCGTGCTATACAGCGCATCATCGACAGCCCCGAATATTATGTTTTGTTTCCGGAAACGCTTCTGAATGGGAATCCGAATTGTGAGGACAGTGCGCAGTATGTCCGGAATAATACGGAGTTCGAGATTGTCGGCCGCAAAGGGTTTCTAAAAGCTGTGGGACGAAATGGTGCGCTGACCGGAGAGCGCATTGATGTTTTTATAGGGGATGACCTGTATAAGAATGCTGCCGAGGGTTACTCCCCTATCATTCGTGAATCAGTATCCGAGTGGTACAAATCGACCGTAAAAACCCGACTGCACAATAATTCGCGTGAACTTATGGTGTTCACCCGTTGGCATGAAGAGGATCTGATTGGTACGATCATAGCCGCAGGAAATATCCGGGAATTGCGGTCACTCGATGATATCGACCCGGAATTCGACGGCTGGTACTATCTAAACTTTGAGGCAATTAAGGAAAGCGATCCGACACCCATCGATCCCCGACAGCGTGGCGAGGCTCTTTGGCCCGAAGCGCATGACCTCAAGCACCTGCAGGAAAAAAGAGACCTCGACCGCATCGTGTTCGAGTGTATGTATCAGGGACACCCGATGTCGAAAGAGGGGCTATTATACGGGGAGAATTTCAAAACCTACTCTGAACTTCCGGCACAAGGCGACATTCTCGACTATGCCAATTACACAGACACAGCCGATACGGGTGATGACTATCTATGCTCGATCAGCTACGTCCGGGCGAGGGATGGCTATTGCTATGTAACGGACATGGTCTATACACAGGAGCCGATGGAGTGTACTGAATCCGCCGTAGCCGATATGCTCAAACGTAGCGGTACGCGCCGGGCGTCGATCGAGAGTAACAACGGCGGTCGCGGATTCGCACGCGCTGTACAAAAACGGGTTCCGGCCATACGTATCGAATGGTTCCATCAGAGCGGGAATAAGGAAGCCCGCATCCTCTCCAATGCCGCAACGGCGTTGCAGACTATAATAATGCCGCATGATTGGAAAATCCGCTGGCCTGAATTCTATTTACATATGACGACCTATCGGCGTCAGTTCCGTGCGAACCGCTGGCATGATGCCGCGGATGTGGTGACCGGAATTGTCGAAGATGGTACGAATAAGAAAGGTAGAATCAAGGCAGTAAGGTAACCATGGCAAAAATCAAACTCATCGACAAACTGAAAAGCCTTGTCGGCATCGAAACAAAAACCAACATCGAACAGGCTATTATGCTCCTGCAGGCAGCGCGGTCGTGTATTGACGCCTATACAGCAGAAAGAGCAGCCAAACAGCTACACGTAGGGACGCTCTCGCAGATGAACAAGGACATCGGCGTTATCACGAAGAAGCTGTCCGGTTATGTTGAGGGTTAAGATTGCCGGCAAAAGGTTTCGCATACCGACGCACTGGGAGGATATTACGCTTACCCAGTGCGCTTGGTTGTACCATAAGGCCAACGAGCAACCCACGGCGCTTCTTGACTATTACCGCTCCTTTGCCTCGGACACGGCTCCCGAACCATATGCAAATATCGACGAGCTAACCCGGTTCACTTCGGAGGTTGTCGGCTACCTTGCCGACGTACCGGAAGGGCTGATGCTTCAAACCCGGCGCGAGGATATTATGACGCTGGCAATGGCTGTGCTTCCGCGGTTCATAATCGGGGTACTCGGCATTGTCGATTATCCGGTTCGGGGCATTACTTCATTTCGCTACAAAGGCCGCCGCTACTACCTGCCGAAATCCGGGACGGATATTTCCGGGGAACTTACTCCGTTGAGTGGTGTGACGGCTATCGAGTTCTGCCAACTGTCCGACATCATATGTGCGGAAAACATTGCTTTGGCTCCGCTGGCTGTCGCTATCGTATGCCGCCGGAAAAGTGAACGGTACGATGAAGAGCTGGCGCAGAATCGGGCGGCGTTGTTCGGAAGCCTTCCAGCCTCGGTCTATTGGGAACTTTGGGCGCAAACTTCGGGGGCGCATCAGTACCTGAAAGCCGCATTTCCGAATTGTTACGGTACGGGCGGCGGGGATTCGTCGGGTAAAGCCGAGCCTGCGGTATGGTGTGACACGCTCGTCGCTATGTCTACCGATAAGCCAAGTGAGCTTGAGCATCTGCAACGGATGAACGCCTACGATTTCGTACACCTATTGTCGGAGAATATCAAACGGAGAACGGAAGAATGGAAGATGAAAGCCGCCTTAGCGTCTTGCGGGGTAAGGTAGAATTGCTCACATGGCTGATAAATCGGGAATGCAAATGCGACCGGGCCAAATGTGCCGAGCATTTCCGGTACATGGAGCAGTTGAAATTTCAGTACGAATGCGAAATAGAGGACTATGAGAACAATACTACGGGAAGCGTTGAAAGCCGCGCTTGAGAAAACATACGATATGACGTTCGACTTCGGCATGGGCTTCTTGGATGATATCAATGGTGGAGGTTACAAACTTCCGTGCGTTTGGGTATGTCCGTTTGATCTTGTAGGCAAAACGGGGCGGTCTGAGGGCTTTAAAATCTATGCCGGGACAGTTTACCTGCTTGAGTTGTCCGACGGGCTTACATCCGAGAAAAAGGACGAACGCTGGGATGATATGGAACGGGCAGCAGTCGAGGCGTTCAGTGAAATGGCTGAAACGCTTGGAGTGACGTTCGACAAAATCAATGCCTTTCCCAATGAGGGCACTTACACAGGGTATAACGACATCTCACTTAAAGTAACATTTGAGGTAATGACAAGCTATTGTGAAAACCGCGGATAGTCCCATATTACAGCAAATTGCCCAGTACTTGAGTGACACCTTGCAAATGGAATTGCTCAATCAGGGACATACTGCGTCCGAGGCTCTTTTTAACAGTATTCAGTCGGTGATAGATCAGACACTGACGGGTATAACGATCTCCGCGCAGGCTCTGTATTATGCAAAATTCGTAAATGCAGGTCGCAAGCCCGGAACGAAAGGTGTGCCGATTGATGTCCTCGTCGAATGGATCAGGCGCAAGCGGCTCAATATGGAAGGTAAAAGAGAACGATCCGTAGCTTTTGCTATGCAACGGTCAATCCGGGACAAAGGCATCAATCCCTCCCGGTTCATAGATAAATCAATAGATAAGTTCAACAAGTATAAACGACTGGAAGAGAATATAGAACGATTCATGGAGGAGTATACAGAGGAACAACTGCAAACTATTTTTAACCAATTAACTGCATGACGATATGGCAACAACGATAACGCTTCCGGCCCCGTACAGTTCGGTCAAAGAATCTGTCATCTTTGAAATTGACCGAGATATTGACGCTGTGGCCGAAGTGATGATAAACGGGTATTTGAAGCAACTGCCGAAAAACGCCTATAAAGTGAATGTGGCGCAGTATTTTCGGGATGACTTTACGATTGCGCCGCTTGATGCTGAGTCCGAACCTACATTACAGGTGTGGGACGGAGTTGACCTCGGCCGGGTCGTCAATGCTTCGATCATGGTAGACAGCATCCCTTCCGAAGAGGTGCCGCTGCTTTGTGCGGATAAACAACCGACACCAAACCGTTTTATGAGTGATCTGCGGCGGCGTAATGCCATGCTGGGGCAAATCGACGAACTTCCAATATATACGACGACTCCCGCTGTTGTGGTGTACGGCTCGGTTCAGGTTTCCGTACCAGCCGGTATATCCTGCGTCGGCTTTCGTATTCCGACCGATGCGCCGCCCCGGTTTGCGGTAGATATGCGGAGTCCCGACGGAGAGGCGCAGGATCGTATTGAATATGAGATTGAGGAGAACGACGGAGTGCGCCTCGCGTGGATCAATGCCTACGGCCAGATCGACTATTGGAACTTCGCAGTTCGCCGCAAATCATCAACCAAGATAACAAAGGAGAAGATATACACAGAAGCCGGGTATACTGCAACATCTATACAGGCAGACACTACCAAGTCGGTAACAAGCTGTCCCCTGCCCGAAACTCAGGCGAATGTGCTGAGCCAGATATTTGTGTCCGAAAGTGTGTGGTGCATCGTCGGGGATGAGGTGTGTCCGATCGACATCACGACAGAGAGTATTACGACCTACGATGTGGAGAAATTAAGCTCCGTGCAGATTGAATACAGAAATAAAATCCGGTAGCTATGGTCGTGGAGTTGAAAATAGACGGCCATAAAGTCGATATGAATCAGAAAGGCAATATCGCCGCGACACATAGCATTGCCGACATTGAGGAGCCTGACAGCACAGCCGCCGGATATACCAAGTCGGTCGAGGTGCCGCTGATAAGTAATATGCGGGTTTTCCGATTTATCAATGAGCTGTATAGTAAAGAGCAGTTCAACAACGAACTGCATAAGGCGGAGTATATCGTAGATGGAAATACCGTCATGTCGGGTATTGCTCAGATCGATAAGATCACGTACAAATTCGGTTCTGGGCACAAACTCGTCGGCGGCAGTTTTCATGTGTCAGTCATCGGCGCAGCTTTCGACTGGATTACGAATGCCAAGAAGCAAATCAATGAGCTTGAAAGTGCGGAAACTGTCGTATACAACATGGGGGAAGTATACAAAAATTCCATCCGAGAAGATGAATCGCTGATCAAGTTTTTTCCGGTAGACCGCGGGGCATTTTGGGAAGAAAATTATAACGGGGATTTGATTCCGCGAAAAAAGTTGGATATCCGGGATTATCACCCTTTTTTCAACGTGTGGAAAACAATGTGCCTGATCCTTTCCGGGTACACGATAAAGAGTTCCATGGAGGACTTTTTCAAAAAGTTATACTGTTCGGGCTACATGCCGGTGAACGAAGACTTATCGTACATCAAAGAGGATAACGACTTCTATATCGGCACCTCGGCGACGGAAGATGAACCTAAGTTGCTGGGTATGATCAGCCCGAAGAAACCGACTATCAGCGCCAATATATATGACCTTTGGGATTCGGATGAATACCATAACGATAAAGGGGTTATCAGCTCGCCTCCGATATCTTCGACGCCACATTTCAATCCGACGGAAACGGTAACAGTAAGGATGCAGACCAACCTACACTATAAATCGCAAATTGTGAACGGATCCACGGGCTACTGGAACGACATCATGAAGGAATACGGCGAATGTCTATATGTCGATGAATTCCGATTGTATGTGAACGCGCAGTATGAACGCATAATATTGACATTGGATAAATGTGTCGAAGCTAAAGACCGACAAGGGGATATAAAAAACATCTTTATCCCGTGCGATCCGAATGAGGCTAAGACCTACGTGGTCTATTTGGAGTTTGCTTCGTGGCAGATTTCCGGGCGAATTATCTTTCAATGCAAGGGTGCTTACACCGACCTCGGACAACATAAGGCTGGTGGTCGGGGCAACTGGTATGTTATCACGGTTCCGCAAGGGCGAGAAGGACAACTCGGCTTTTTCCAAGGGATAAGCATGCACGACGGCGTGGGCGTTATCGAATTTTATTATTTCGAGATATATGACGAACAAGTGACTTTTAACCTTGATAATATTACGAAAAACGCATATACTCTGACTAAAGGTTTGTCTTATCCTCTTTGGGGGCAATTTGCCTGCTCTCGGGAATATGGTTTGACTCCTGACAAAATCGACGGAGTGCAACTTTGGCTATGTGAAAACAATAGTATAAAGCCCGATTTTGCCAATATCATTGGACAGAACGATAAGGTGGGAATTTCGACAATCGGTGGCACCGGGTCGCAACTTGATTTTCTTGCTTCTCTTCGTCAGTTGTTTAACTTGATGTATTATACAAACCCATTATCGAAAGAAATCTTTGTCGAACCCCGCACAAAGTTTTACAACTTGGATCGTGCAGAGATTGTAGATTGGCGGGAGAAGATCGACTATGCCAAAGAGATCGTAATAGAGGAATTGGGGGCTGATATCGGAAAGTCTATTAAACTGGCCTATGCTGAGGGTAACGAAGTAATACAATATTACAACTGGAAAACCGGGGCGGAATTTGGGGCATATAGTCAAAAGTTGCTCAACAAAACTTCGGACGACACAAAAGAAATCGTCAACGATACATTTTCTCCATTTTTGTTACATGTGGTCGATTCGGTAGGTATGACGATACTTCAAGAAGAACGGGAGAGCGAACAGAAGCAGATCGATGATATCGAGTTAGAGGTTACCCCGGTGATCGGCTGCTTTGGGGGTTTAGCTGATCGTACTGGAGGGGAAGATGTCGCGTCATATCCAAAATACCCGCAGTTGGTTTTCCAAGATATCGGGAAAGGTATTAACCTCGGTTTCGATGACATGACCGGGGATGTTCTTGTGCCCGGTTCCCGGCAATATTATGAAGATAATATTTCGGCGTATAACCATGGCCGGCGCATAACCATGTATTTGGAACTGACACCTCGTGATATTGAGGCAATTCAATTTCCTAACAGCCAAATGCAGGATTTCCGTGCGGTGTACCTTTTGAACTTCGACGGAGAAGACGTACCGTGTTTATTGGAGCAAATCGCCGACTATAATCCAGCAACCGGGGCATCGACCAAGTGTGTGTTTATTTCCGATCCGCATATCAAACTGACGGGCGACGATCTCACCGTCATTACTTATGATGATGTGGCGATCGGCAGAAATAATACGCTGACCGGATATAGGTAGGAAATGGATTAGATGAAAAAGACAATGATGATCAAAAGGGCAATCAGGCAGAAAACCACCGTTTTTCCGCTTGCCTTAAAGAATTCTTCGATCAAGTCAAACATAACAGCACAAATATAAATAAAATACTCAAGATATGGCAAATGTAGTAGAAAAAATCTTCAAGCTGATTCTGAATTTCGGGGATGGTGAGGAGAAAGTGCCAAAGATGAGCAAACTGCTCCAATCGTTACACGACAGGCTGAAAAATGTACTCAAAACGATTAACGATATCGGTAAGGCAGACGGGCTTCAGAAGGCCGCCGAAGTCCTCGGTGTGTATACCCTCACTGTTGAAAAAGCGGAGAAAGCCAAGAAAAAGCTGGTCGCAACCGATAAGGAGGAGAAAACGCAGACCGCCGAAGCTACAAAGTATATCGAAGATCTGAAAAACAAATACGGGAACCTGATCTTCACGAAACGGGAAATCACCACGCTCTCAAAAAACTATACAACCTTGATGCGGGCCGAGAAAGGCTCTGCCGAAGAGTTGCAGGCGAAGATCAATGTGCTGAATACCGTATGGAAGAAACTCGGAGCCACACAGCGCAATTCCACCATGGGGCGGCAGGTCACGGCCGAGTTGAAGTCGATGCGCGACGAAATGCGGAATCTCACGGTCGGCGCAGGTGACTTTTCCCGGAATATAGGCAATTACTTCTCTGGGATGTATAACACCGTCACCCGCAAGGTCGCGGGGATAACGGGTGTTGTCTTCACGCTCAAGCAAGTGCTTTGGAGTATATACGGCCCATTCCAAGACCTTGAATACCGTATGGCTATGGTCAAAGCGGTAGCGAGGGCCACGGATGAAGAATTTGTCATGCTCAAAGGAAATGCCCGTGAACTTGGCGCGTCTACTGAATACACGGCTACCGAGGTTGCCGGGTTGCAGTTGGCCTATGCGCGTATGGGTTTCGTCCCGGATCAGATACGGCAGATTACCGGGGCGACGCTCGACCTTGCTACGGCCACGGGTGAGGATTTGGCACGTTCGGCAGACGTTGTGGGTGTAACCCTACGGGGATTCAATTTGCAGGCAGACCAAGCGCAGCGGGTCGTGGATGTTATGACCAAGTCGTTTAATGCCTCATCGTTGCAGTTAGGTTATTTCTACGATGCCATCAAGTATGTTGCACCGATCGCATCCGAGGCGAATGTGTCCCTTGAAGAAACAGCAGCGATGCTGGGGGTATTGGCTGACCGTGGTATTCGTGGTTCGCAGGCTGGTACAGCTTTGCGTCGAATTTTTACCGAAATTGCCAAGACGGGCGGAGATGTGTCCGAACGTCTTGCCCAGTTGAGTAAAAACGGGCTTACGCTGGGCGGCGCTATGGATGAAGTCGGACGCTATGCAATGACGGCTCTTACCGTGTTGGTTAATTCCAAAGACGGCGTAGATGGTCTGACTGAATCGCTGAATAACGCCGGAGGTGCCGCAAAGACTGCGGCCGATGGTATCCGCGATACGATGAAGATTGACGTAGAAGTTTTCCTCTCGGCCATTAAAGAAAAGCTGATCGCCATCGGTGAAGTATTGGCACCGCTTGGGCGTTCGGTTATTCAGGCCGGCACGTGGGCCGTAACGAATATTAAGAGCGTAACTATTGCTGTACTTACGCTTATCGGCGTTATTAAACTGGCTTCGGCGGCAAGAGCGGTTTGGTTGCTTGTGACAAAGCAAATTACGATCTATGAAACGGCTTGGGGGCGTGCGTTGCGGGTGAATATGGCTACGCTGCAATCGGCTACCGCGGCAACAAAGTTACTTGCCGCTGCAAAGTTTTTGCTGGCCGGGCAGATCAAAGCTGCGTATGAAGCGTTAAAGATGTTCTGGACTACCCTTATAGCGAATCCGTGGGGAGTGGTTGCGACTGCCATTACTGCGGTTATTGCGTACATGGTGGCGTTCCGTGATAAGACGGATGCGGCAACTCGCGCCCAGCGTAAATTCAACGATGAGAACGACCGTTTCAACAAAGCCCAAGATGAAAAGCGCCAGCGGATCGAGCAGCTTATCCGGACGATACAGGACGAAACCGAAACACAGAACGCCAAAATCCGCGCTTATGAAGAATTGAAGCTCCTGTCTCCGGCTCTTACGGACAAATACACACAGGAGCAGTTAGCCACGTTGAAACTGGCCGATTCCGCAAAACTCCTCAATGAGCAGCGCGATAAGGAGAATTACGACAACATGGTTGCCAATGTCGAGAAGTACACCGCATCGCTCAAAAAGCTACGCGAAGAGAACGGGCAACTGCTCGGAATGTCACCGGGCGGTGCCCCTATCTTCGTGGATAATTCCAAGGCGATTGAAGAACAGGAAATTGCACTGTCGAACTATAAAAAAGCACTAGGAGAGATCGAGGAAGCAAATAAGGTTGCCGAGGAAAATGCTAAACCGATCGAAGTGCGGATCAAAGCAGCCGAGAATATCGTTGAAGAAGCGGAAAAGGCGTTTAAGGAGGCAAAGACTGCATATAATCAGAAGCGGGACGAATGGATACGGGAACACGGGACTGAGGCTACCCTACCGTTCTCGTTCAAATTCGACATGCTTACGGCCCAAAAGGAGTTCGCCGATGCTCAAAAGAAAGTCGCAGACCTACAAAAGCAGCTGAAAACACCTTCTACCGGCGGCGGGAGCGAAAAGGAAAAGGGCGAATGGTCTTTGTCGAAAGATAGAGCATTCGCCCGTCAACTCCTCGACCTAAAAAAGAAATTGCATAGCGGGGAAATAACATCCGAAGAGCAGTATCAGAAGCAGGTTTTACAGCTTGAAATCGACACCCTGACAAAACGCATCACGCTGAATAAGGACGAGGCCAAGACCATCATAAAGCTCAAAAATGAACTTTGGGATAAGCAGAACCAGCAGAAGAAAATCGAGCAGAAAGAAAACGAGGCCTATACTGCCAATCGCCGGGCGCAGCAGGAAAAACAACTCAAGTACGAGAATGACCGCATCGATGCTGAGATCGCGGCCATGAAAGAGGGTGTCGAGAAGAAAATCCGGCTCAACGATCAGGCGGTCAAGAAAGCCGGGGAAGCTGCGGACAAAGAGTATCAGACGGAACTCGACAAACTCAACAAAGAGCAGAAAGCCTATGTCAAGGGGTCGAAAGAGTGGCAGGCCGTCGAGCAGGAGAAAACCCGCCTTACCGGACTGTTTGAGCAGAAAAAAGGCGATATCGCTACTGCGGGAACGAATGCCCGGACAAAGATTTTGCAGGATGCTACCGAGAAAGAGTTACTGGAGTGGGGCAAACTGCCTGATGCTGCTGCCGAAGCTGAGCATCAGATCACCGAGAATAAACGGCGCGAGGTTACTGAACGGCTGAAACTGGCCCAGTTGGAGACGGAAAAATCAATCGGGAAAGCCAATAATCAATATAGAGCAGACGAGAATTTAGCCGATGCAACCCTCGGAAAAAAAGGTCGTAAACGCAATGTGGCGCGCCTGCAAAATGAGGTGCAGCTTCACAATAATACGGCACAAGCATATCAGAAAGAACTAAACGAAATTCTGGCTGGGGGTGATGCCGCGATCGAGGAACACAAAGCTCGTTACAACGAGTTGATCCTGTTGATCGGGCAGGAACAGCAGGCGGTAATGAACCTTGGCAAAGGAAAAAACGCCGACGGAACCCGCAAAAGTTTTTGGCAACAGCTTACCGAGTTATCGGATGAGGATTTAGCCCAGATCAAACAGCAGGCAATTGACCTTGCTACGCAGTTGAGCGATGCGATTTTCGATGCCAAACAACAGGCCTCACAACGGCAGTTGAACGCAGAAAAGAAAGCGATCGATGCACAGTATAAAACAGAGGCAAAATTACTCGATTCGAAGCGGGATAAAGGGCTGATATCTGAGAAGAAGTATCAGCAGGAGCTTGAAAAGCTGGAAGCCAAGAAAGCCGAGAAAGAGGAAGCAGCAGAGCGTGCGGCCTTTGAGCGGGAAAAGAAGCTGAACACGAAGCAGGCCTTGATGAATACGGCACTTTCTGTCGCAAAGACCTTTGCGCAATGGGGTTGGCCTTTGGGTATTCCGTTTGCGGCGTTGGCTATTGCGCAAGGTATGACTCAAGTTGCGGCAATCCAATCACAGAAATATGCCCAAGGCGGCATGATTCCTCTCGGTGATGGCGTGGGTGTTGTAAAAGGCCGGAGCCATGCGCAGGGCGGCCATCAGATTTACCTCGACGGCCAGCCCATCGGCGAGGTCGAAGGTGATGAACTTTTGGCAATCGTCAATAAGCACGACACCGCACGGATCGGGGCGCTCTCGGCCGCGAACAGCGTACACGGGCGGCGCTTCGCTCAAGGCGGCCTTATATCCCCGACCGGATATATGACGAGCAGCGTTTCGAGTCCCGTGTCGTTTTATCAGACTTCGACACATCAGGACGAAACGGCGCAAGGGAATTTTTCTGAAATGATGGCGCTGATCCGGGAGGACATCAAGGCCACAAATGACCGGATCGACCGACTGCGTGTGTACCTTGTAACGCAGGATGTTACCGACTCGCAAGATGACTTAAAAAAAATAAAAGTTAAGCAGACATTCTAAACAGGTGAAAAATGAGTGGGTAATTCTATTATACAGTGAAGTCGTAGTGTGACTCACTGGGTGTTTATAGGGAGGTGGTTCGGCTTCGGTCGAGCCACCTTTTTTATTGAAATTTCAAAAATATGAAGAATACGATAGAAATCATCAACCGCCGAAATTCGGTTGAAATCAACATCGAGGGAACTATCGGTGTTCCGGAAGAATGGCAGTTCGACGATCCGGGCGACCGGGTTGCGACGTATGACAAATTCCGCAACGCTATCGACCTAATCCGTCAGATTGAGTCTCCGGAAGTGCTGATAAATATTCGCTCAACGGGTGGGGATGTTAACGACGCCCTACTGATTCTTGATGCGATTTCGGGTCTCAAAGCCAAGAAAACGACTCGGTGCTATGGCTATACCGCATCGGCCGCAACGCTCATCGCACAGGCCGCGTCGGAGGGTTGCCGCGAAATATCGGCCAATGCCCTCTATCTGATCCATACCGCTATTTGCACCGCAGAGGGTAATGCCGAAGAACTTGAGGCAAGGACTGAACTCCTGCGTAAGACTGACGAGCGCATCGCCGCGGTCTATGCAGCCCGTTCGGGACGTCCAGCGGCTGAGTTTGAAACCCTGATGGCCGAGAACAATGGTAACGGGCGCTGGCTTTCGCCGAACGAGGCCATCGCGGCAGGTCTGGCCGACGTCGTATTCAACGTACCGGAAGTACTGAACTGTACCGTAGTGGACGATTATCCAATTCACAACTATATGGTAAAAATCAAAAACACAATGCATGGAATTCTCCGCCGTCTGGGATTGACGCCGGGAGAAGCGACGGAGGTGGAAATCTCCGAGGAACAGATTGCGACGCTCAACCACTCGCTGGAGCAGGGTGACGTCCGAGAACAGGAGTTGCAGGAGCAGCTTGCAACCGAACAGGCAGCCCACGAGCAGACCAGAACCGACTTGACATCGGTACAGAATCGGGTCACAGAACTCGAAGCCGAACTCAACAAGCGGAAAGCCGCGCCGACGGTTACCAAGGAGATCGAAGACCCCTCAATCACCGACGACGTAAAGCTGTCGGGCAACGCCAAAGCTTACGACGAAGACGTCAAGAAGCTCAAATAATCATCTAAACGTTACGCAAATGTCTAAAATTATTGAAAATCCCAAATCCTACACAGGCCGGGAGCTGGAAACGATCTTTTTCCGTCCGATGCTGTCCGGCCCCAGCGCCATCGACCTCGGTGTCCGAATCATGTACAACATGCCCGTACCTACGATGCTGAACTTCTGGCATCGTGAGGGGGATGTGTTGCAGAAGTACGCCAAGGGCTGGAATGGTGGCGAATTGGCCAAGAGATTCCAAAAGGAAATCCGGCTGTCGAAAGTCAAGGCCGAAATGGGCTATTCCGCCTCGGACTACTTCGGCATGATCTACGAACTGATCACCAACAGCGGAGCCGTAAACCTCGACGATCTTTCTGGTACCGAGCTGGAACAGGCCGAAACAACGCTTTTCCGGCAGGCTATCGCCGAGAGCATCCGCGCCACTATGTGGCTGGGCGATACGGAGCGCGCAAGCGGCTCCTACACCTCGTTCAACGGCTTCCTCAAAGCCATCAAGGCCGACCTGCAGACCACGGCGAATACAGGCAAGAGTTTCATTCGCAACGTGAAGATTCCGGCCATGTCGGGAGCGGACGCCGCCATTTCGCTCTTTGAGCGTATGTGGAACGCCGCCGACGATCGTCTGACAGCCATGAAAGACGAGGGCAACCTCGTTATTCAGTGTACCTCCGATATCTATCTGAACTACGAGAAGAGTTTGGAGGATAAACCCCTCGAATCGGCATTTGCCGCGCTTCAGCAGGGACGTAAGGGGCTGCATTGGCACGGCATTCCGATCGTCGATGTCAAAGTCGGTTCTTACCTCTCGTCGTTCGCGGATATGCCGCAGTCGTTCGCCATCCTCACCGACAAACGTAACATGGCGCTGGCCGTCAACACGGCCGACTTCCCCGGCAACGAGGTACGCATGTGGTATAACCCCGACGAAATGGAGAACCGCCAGCGTGCAATCTTCATGGCCGGTGCGGACTACCTGCTTCCGGAACTGCTCACGGTAGCCGTCGAAGCAGACGTGTAACGGAAACCAGAATCGAATATTAAACGCGAAAATCTATGTTGAAAGGATTCAAAAAGACCTGCGACAACGGTAAAACGACCGCAGGCATTGTAAAAGTCTTGATCGCGAAGAAAGGTACGATCACGGCGGCAACGATGGACACAGCCGACCCCGAAGCTTATAAGTCCTTGACCATGAAAGCCGGAGAGGGCTTCGTGAAGTACGAATTCATGGAGGACGAGTGCGAGTTTCAGGAGAACTACAAGACCGAGAACGGCATCACGTCCGTGGAGCAGAAGCTGATTTTCAAGCTCCCCGGCATGACTCCCGAAACGCGGAACGCCGTCGAGGAAATCGCCGTAGCGTCTGCATGCGGCCTTGAAGCGGCTGTTTGCCGTAAGGGCAAGGTGCAGATCGTCGGCTACGACGAAGAGTTCAAAAGCGAACGCCCGTTGCGCCTGAACGCCACCACGGGCACGACGGGCAAGAAGCTGACCGACGCTGCGGGCGAGGAGATCACGCTGAGCCGCGAAACGACCGAAAAGGCACGCTACTATGTCGGCGAAGAGTCGGCGCTGACTCCAACTCCTGCGGAGTAGTTGAATCGAAAGGGGGTGTAAGCCTTTGCACCCCCTTTTCTTAAAAAATGAAATAATGGCAAAGTATCGAGTAAAGCAGAATTATGAGGACGTGGTTGTGTGTACGGCAGCGCCGATTTCCCGCAAGGGAGACGGGCGCTTCGAGCTGTCGAAGTGTACACAGCGTGATCTCAAGTATCTGTACGAAGTTATCAAACATCCGGCAGTAGAACAGGCAGACGATGAGCAAGAGAAATCGACAGAATCGCCCCGCGAAAATTAATGCGGTAGGCGTGCGCGACGTTGCGCCAACACCAAACGTATTCGTGCCTCTCCGTGGACGGGAGAAAGGCAGCAATATATATTGGCGTTGGGGTAACGACAATCTTTTCCCGTATGCACTGGCCGCTATGTCACGTTGTTCTGTGGCTCACCGCCGCATCATCAACGACAAAGCGGACTATATTTCGGGCAAAGGCTTCTCTGTGGCCGAGTCTAAACCGGAATTGCAGGCCTTCATTGACGCCGCCAATGGCGCAGGAGAAAATCTGCGTCAGGTACTCAATAAACTTGCTTTTGATAAATCGCTGTTCGGGAATGCGTTCCTTGAGGTTGTAACCGACTCGAAACATTCGTTTCTTTCGCTGTTTCATCAGGACGCCAGCAAATGCCGGGTGGCAAGTGATAGCGAACACATTCTGTTGCATCACGACTGGTCGGCATTTACGCAGAACGAAGCAAGGACACTCCCGCTTTATCCTGCATTTGAGCAGCAGGAGGACGGAACCCGGCGCGCCATAATCCACTATAAGGACTACGAACCGATGTTTGAGCATTACGGCGTACCGCAGTATATCGCAGGGATGAATGTTTCCGCAATTGCATACAAAACCGACAAGTGGAATATCTCGCGTCTCGACAATTCCTATCAGTTGTCGGGTGTGATGATCCTTACCGGGGATGTCGATAGCGAAGAGGAGGCGCTGGAAATAGTGCGTAAGGCAGAGCAGAAATTCGCCGGCAAGCCGGGACAGGTGATGTTTATGATAAAGGAGGCATCGGACGGGACGGAGGGAAGCAAGTTTATACCGATCTCCTCACAGAATGAGGGCGATTGGAAAGACCTGCACGATCAGGCAATTTCCGATATCGTAGTGGCTCATTCATGGTTCCGGTCTTTGAGTGGTTTAGATTATTCCAACGGTTTCAGCGCCGATCGCATCCTGCATGAATACGAGATCGCGCTGAACACCGTGATTCTCCCGGAGCAGGCCGAGCTTATGGAGCCGATTTACCGCATAATCGAAGAAATTGCAGGCTTTGACGCTTCGGCCTTACAGATTATCAACCGCCCGCCGATAAGCCAGCGACAGCCTTACATGTACGTGTGGGAGGCGCGCAAGGCCGACGGGCTGGATTACGATCCCAACGATGAACGTCAGCAGGCTTTTATCGCAAATGTGAGAAATGTATGATGCAGTTGTTAGCCACACCCCAGCAGGTCATTGATTTGGCATTCGCGGCCAATGAGAAGATAACGCCCGTATCGATCAAAGAAACCAAGATCGATGCTGCGCAGGAAAAGTATATCCGTCCGGTTCTCGGCAAGTTGTACGATGCCCTGCTTGACGGGAAATACCCCGAATTGCTGGACAATTATGTCCGGCCTGCGCTGGCTTATTATGTCCGGTATTCAGTTATTCCGGACTTGGCTCTGAAACTGAATGACAAAGGGGCGCAGACCTACTTTTCAGAATATGCGAATACCGCGACGGACAAGCAGCGTAGCGAAATGCGGCAACAAGCGAAAGACGATGCGAATGCTCTGCTCGATAAGGCTATCCGCCACATTTCGGAAAACAGAGCGCGATATCCGGAATACGAACCCCGGAAAGACATCCGCAACAAAGTAATATCGAACGGTGGAATAATATTGATGTGATATGCGAATTAAAGACATATTGAAACTTCGGCAGAAAGAGGCGATATCCGGGGAGGAGAGGATTCCCGTGTCCAAAGATGAGTATGTCACCATAGATCAAATCAACGAAGAAGTCAAAAAGGATATCGAAGAAACATTGCAGGACTGCGTCAAAAAATCCGACCGCCTGATCCTCGGAGGATACAGCCCGGCCGACCTGAAGAGCAACAGTTAAATACACAATATCATGGCAGACAATCAAACTTTAGCGGTATTGCAGGAAATCCTGCTCAAATCCCGCATCAAATTCGTAACGGGCACCGAGGCCGAATGGACTGAGGCAAACCCCGTCCTGCTCGACGGTGAGTACGGACTTGTAAGGGGTACATCTCCGTTGAAATACAAGGTCGGCGACGGCACAAAGACTTGGTCGGCACTCGGCTGGGCAAATGTCACCTCTCTTGCGCAGCTCATGGCCGATGCCTCGCATCGACTTGTGACGGATGCCCAGATTACAGGTTGGAATGAGAAAGCGGATGTATTTACCTTCAACTACAACGCTTATCTGCATCCACCGACCGAAGGACTCAACCCGCAGGGACAAGTCGCAAAAAACATCGTCGCGGCGATCAACGCCAACAAAAAATGCGTTGTGGTCGCACAAAATGTCGCCGTGCAGGAGATCGAAGATTCTATAAGCGGTTTCGTTTCCATCACCGAGGTTTCCGCTTCGGCCGTCACCGGATTGATCGATACTATCCGCATGGCCTCGGACGACAGCGGTCGCACGGTATTCCTCGCTACTGCTTCCATCACGTTCAAGTCCGACGGCACCGTAACCGTGGCGGCCGTACCTTACACCGGGCGTATCGTCATGGAAGAAGACCTGCCCGAATACAGCACGGAAAAAGCTCCGACGGTTAGTGGGTTCGCCGCGACCTACTACCTCACGCGGAACGGCAGCCGTATCGGCGTGCCGATCAACATCCCGCTCGATCAGGTGCTGCGCGGCTCGTCAATCAAGACCGTGACGACGGCCAATTCGCCTTACTCCGGGGCCAAGGTCGGCGACAAGTACATCGAGTTCCTCTTCCAGAACAACAACACCCCGCAGTACCTGCCCGTGCAGGATCTCGTCGATGTCTACACGGGCGACGACCAGTATATCCAAGTGACGGAGTCGAACGTAATCAAGCTCAACTACTCCGTGCTGTCGTTGAAACTGGCGGCCGACTTGAAGAAGTCATACGACAACTTTTACGACCCGAAGGGTGCCGGAGAGGCGGCGGCAAAAGCGGCCATCGACGAGTTCAAGGAGAGTACGTTCGTCATTCAGTGTACCATCCCCGGAATGAACTGACGCTATGGCAGGTACTGAAAAGATAACCGGGCGGGTTCAATTCCCGATGTTTACGGCGGCCGCACTGGCCGCCGCAAATCCGGTGCTTCTCAAAGGCGAAGTCGTGTACGAATCCGACACACGCAGGCGGAAAATCGGCGACGGTGTTACCGCATGGAACTCTCTCCCCTACGAGTCGGATGGTGAAATGGCAGGCAGTATTCACGCTTCACAGATCACTACGGACGAAACGCACCGTTTCGTGACCGACAGCGAGAAAAAGACGTGGGGCGATAAGGCCGCCAAAGACCTGTCGAACGTAACGCTGACAAAAGCGCTCTCATCCAACGGTTACTACAAAGCACCGGACGGGCTGATGTTTCAATGGGGGATATCCCCCGGCGGGGCGTATCAGTACTATTTCAGTCCTGCATTCATCGCAAAGCCGTTCGGATGCTTTCTGACGGCTTATTACGGCAACGGCAACGTCATCACAGCCGCGTCGTATGTGGAACTGACCGCCCAATATTTACGCTACCAATCGCGCTGGGCGAACCTCACCGACAAGAACGGAGGTCTCGCATCCTCTACCGAAACCGTCCATTGGCTGGTGATCGGACGCTGGAAATAAAATACAGGAAGCTATGAAATACTGGAAACAAGGATTTTATGACGAACCCGTCGAGGGCGGTGTAGAGATCACCGACGAGAGGTGGTTGGAACTGATCGACGGGCAGGCAGCAGGTATGCTGATTACCGAGGATGAGCAGGGCAGCCCTGTTTTAACGGAATATGTCAATAGCGTCCCGGTGCCGACCTACGAACAGCGGGTGCAGCAAAGCATCCGAGAGCGGTATTCGGTCGACGACGAACTGGCGATACTCCGCCAGCGGGACACCAAGCCGGACGAGTTCGCGGCCTATTACGAATACGCCGAGCAATGCAAAGCGCAGGCAAAAAAGCAGATGCAATTATGATTGGAAGAATACAACACCCGAAATATACGGCAGCGGCGCTCAAAGCGGCCAATCCCTTACTACTCGATGGCGAGGTCGTCTACGAATCAGACACGGGTCGTCATAAGATCGGGGACGGAGTGAATAAGTGGACGGAATTACCCTATCCCATGAATGCCGAAGCCGTCCCGGCGGTTACGTGGAAAGTACAGGGCGGGATGCTCTGCGTAAAGCCTGCCACAGACTTGAAAAATCCGATTCTGAAGCAGTGTTTCGTGGGCATCCTGCACTACAAAAACGCGAAGAAGCGATACCGCCGGAACCCTCAAACCGGGCAGACACAGAACCGTCCTCTGAATGCGGGGTTCAAGCTCGTACAGGACTCGTTCTCGCGGGATGAGGTAAACTGGACACCCGTTCGGATTAATCCTGTTCAGTTCGATACAACGAAGGTAAACGCCGCGGGCTGGATGCCGATAATTTCCGTTGCAGACCTCTTGGAAAGGTGGGTCGTGCGCATTGGCGACCGCGGTTTCGTGGGGGGGGGAAATTCGAGCTGCATCGCGGCACCAATATAGGCGACCGCGGCGGAAAGCTGGAGCCTTCCGGAAAGCGCAGAATGCAGGTTTCATTTTACGGCGGAGTTGTATTGTTTACGGGTAATCCTCAATACCGAACCGAGGGGGCACGCGCCTATTTCAGAGTAATAGCCCGAAACTACGATGAAACAGCAACGATAGTACATGTATAACTTTTTTGACGGGGTGCGACCGATAACAAATATTCCTTTGCGGGAGATGGTTGTATTATGACTCATTCACTGGGGATTTACTTAACCTTACTCGTCACTTTTTTTGAAATTTCTGAATTATGATAGATCATATTTTCGCGGCGATACGTCCGCAGCTCATCATCCTCACGATCGTTTACCTGCTCGTACTGTTCGTGATTTTCCTCGACCTGTGGGCGGGTATCCGCAAAGCCCGCAAACGCGGGGAGCTGCGATCATCGCTCGGCTACCGCAAGACCGTCGAGAAGATCGCCAAGTATTTCAATCTGATTTTCGTGGTGACGGCAATCGACGCCGTGCAAATGCTCACCGTGTGGCAGATCAACGAGCAGACCGGGAGCCGCCTGCCGCTGATTCCGATTCTGACGGTATTGGGGGCCATGTTCATCGGCTTCATCGAACTGAAGAGCGTCTATGAGAAGTCCGAGGATAAGGAAAAGGCCAAGATCGCGGATGCGGCGGCCGCGCTGGGATCGGCGTTGAAGAACCGGGAGACGCAGGGCATCGTGGCCGCGGTGCTGGAGTACATGGAGAGAGCAGGCCGGCAGGCCGGCAACCCCCGCGGCCCGGCCAGAGACGAGCAAGCCCCCGGCCCCGAATTCATGCCGAACCCGGATATTTACGACGAGGAGTAAAAACCACTCAAACACCAAACTACCATGAAAGCAAATTACACCCTTGAGAAAGTGGAAACAGAAGACGGTTTTGCAGCCACTTATCTCCTGATGTGCGACGGCTATCAGGTCGGCTCGGCAATCAATATCCCGGATATTGTAAAAGGAGCGAAAATTATCCCGGCAGCTGGTGGCCGCGAGGCGCTCGTGATCAATGTAAAAGGACGAATAGGAAGACCGCGGCATATAAAATTATAAAGGCGACCAAGATCATGACACCGAAAGAATTTAAGAAAACCTACTGGCCGGACATCGCGGCCTCATGCGAGGAAACCGGGCTGAACCCGCTCTTCGTGGCCGCGCAGGCCGCGCTCGAAACCGGCTGGGGAAAGTCCGCCATCGGCAACAACCTATTCGGCATAACAGCCTCGAAGAAGTGGCGCGGGGCGGTGAAATACGTGCGGACATTCGAGTACTTCGACGACGACAAGCAGGGCCACCGATTCCCCAAAATACATTCCATTACGCGGATGCCGGACGGGCGCTACAAATATGTCGTAGACCGGGCCTTCCGCGATTATCCCTCTGTCCGGGACTGCCTGACCGACCACTCCCGCATATTGCTGACCGAACGCTATGCCCCTGCCCGCCCGTACAAGGATGACGTGTACCAGTTCGCCTACCGGGTTGCGGCCTGCGGATACTGCACGGCAAAGCCGGCGGATTATGCGGGGCTGATGCTCAAGATATCCAAAACGCTCGAAAAGGCATGAAAAAGTACCTATTCCTCGCGCTGCTGATCATGGGCGGTCTGCTGTGGTTGCAGACCGCACGGCTCCGCTCGGAGAAGCGCGAGCGCCGCCGGTTGAAGTCGAACCAGACCGCGCTGATGTCCGATGTCGAAATCTACCGGACAAAGGCAGGCAAGGCTGCCGCGTCGAACATGGTGCTGAATCTCCGCGTCTCGGAGCTGGAGCGACTCCGGGCGGCAGATGCCGAGAGCATCCGCGATCTCGGCATTAAACTCAAGCGGGTCGAATCGACGGCCAAGACCGCGACGGCGACCGTCGTAAAACTGCAGGCAAAACTCCGGGACACAGCCGTCGTCCGGGAGACCCCGGCCGGGGCGGTCATTATCGACTCGATGCAGACATTTCGCTGGCGCGATCCGTGGGTGACGGTCGAGGGGTTGATCGAGCGCGACTCGGTCGCATGCCGCGTCGAGAGCACCGACACGCTCCGGCAGGTCGTACACCGGGTACCGCGGCGCTTCCTCTTCATCCGCTGGGGAACCAAAGCGATACGGCAGGAGGTCGTGTCGTCGAACCCGCATACACGGATCGTCTACACCGATTATATCGAACTTAAAAAACGAAACCGATGAAAAAATTTCTGAAAACAGCATGGGCGGTACTGCTCTACTTGTGGCAGCTCCCGCAGAACCTGCTCGGCCTTGCGTACTTGGCATTCTGTTTCGACCGCGTGAAGATCAAAATATATAGCACAGGGCATACATTGAGTTAGATATGTCTTTTAATTTCATGCATTAACTTAATAAATATCCGATCTTGATCTGTTTTACTCATATCTTCAAGCACATTTTCAGGCGAATTTATGGCCTGAAATTGTGAAATATCAGAATCCGTAAACATACATGGTGCAACAAGCAATGGCATTATTGTCGTACCTTGCTTTTCTGCTTTTTCTAGTAATTGAGGAATTTCTTTTCTCATTACAAATTCCGATGCAAGAAAGTCTGTAGATACAAGAAGAATAGCTAAAGTTGCGCTATTTAAATTTTGTTCTATCTCTTTTACCCAAACGCGACCAGCCTTAATTTTTGTGTCATCCCAATAGTCTACGTCAATGTTTAAATTAGATAATACCTTTAGATGCGTTTTCAAACGCTCA